TCAGGCTTTCTCTTTAGTGCCTGATCCGCTAGTTTTGAGATATGATTTTTTATCGAAGAGGGGTGGGGAGATACCTCCGTTACACCATCCGATATCTTTAATTCTGGATCCGTCTCTGAGTTTGTCATAGTAGCAGTTAAATACATCCATTTTGACACCCATCACTATATCATAGTGATCGGCAAATTCTTCACTACCATCCTTGCGGTCAAGGTAGGTAACTATCCAAGCATTTGTTGGCAACTTCTTGTCCAACTTTTTGTCAGAGGTGCAATCAATATGTAAGAAGGTAAGTTGATACTTGTCGGCAACTTCTTCTATTTCCTGATTACCCTCCCAGATCATCCTCTGTTTCCCCATTCTATTTGAGGGAATGCTTCAGCAACCACTGCCTTAGTAATGCGATACTTAGATTGTATATCGTTATTGCATGCAGACACGAGTAGATTCGCTTCATCAGCGTGTAAACCCTCTAGGAGTTGTACAAACAACTGTTCGCGTCTCATACCCTTAATAGATGCGTCACCGCCCTTAAAGAACCTGTAGAGACCTCTATACTCTTGTGTTAGACGAGTATGCTCTGTTCCTGCAGGAGCGTCATTAGGTGTATAGGGAACTTCACCTTCTGGTAGTAAAAACTCTAATGAGTCGTCAAAATTGATGATTAACAAAGAACGAAGTCCTTGACTATTGTACTCTTGGAGTAACTCTACCTTTTCTTTTTTAGTTTTAGCAGAAGATACTTTTTGGAGTATTTCAGTTAATAATGCATCTTTTGGTAATTTTCTTGGTGCCATTTCAAGTCACAATTTGATAATAGTATATCAGTCTTCGTCGTCTTCGTCAAGTAGGTAGTCTGGATCGGTAAAACGAACTGCTAAGAGTTCTTCTTCTACGTATGATCCGTTGCCATCTAAAAACTCTGGATGAAGATTGTCCAACTGACGTTTGTGTGTGTGGGTGTCCACAGCGGATTTATAAATCCAACCTACAACCCCGCCTATGATGAATGTTAGTATCATTCCCACAGCGGAGAAAAATAGGATTATGTTAGTTTCCATTAGCTTTCCTCAATAAATCTATTCTGAGTCGAATCGACCATCTAAAGAAAAAGAAGGTACGATCAAACCAACTGGGTTTACGTTTCCTCCTGCTTCTTGGAAGCATAACTTCTATGCCTTTATTTAGTTCGTATTCTTTTGGGGGTTTTTGCCTGTTCGTAGTTCCACGCATCACTTAGTATTCCATATAAAAAATTTCTAATTTTTCTAGCATCGTCAGTTGTTAGATCGGGATATGCCATCTTAATGTCTTGACCCCCATGTTTTATGTAGTGGTCTAAATCGTCTATTGTACAGGATATGTTTCCTGCTGTTCCAGATGCGACAAATCTGGAAACGTCACTTTTCTTGAAATTATTCTCTTCAAGGAATTTCATCATTTTGAACGTATTACGACCTGTCTTGAGCATTGCTCGGTCATAAACTGCTTCAACGATATCAACTAGTGTGTCTTCTGGATCCATCTAATAAATTGTGTTCTTTTAAGTATTTTACTGTATCGGTGCAACCACCTAATTTTTTGTTATTTAGAAGAACTTGTGGGAAAGTTGAGTTTCCTCCAAATTCCTCATAGAAGGCAAATCTGTCAAAATGCTCATCTAACTTGTATTCACGGTATTTAAAATGACATAAATCTAAAACTTGTTTGATCTGGGTGCAGTAAGGGCATCCATCCTTTGAATACACTGTGAAGTTCATTCTGGATTAGAGTCTAAATTCTTATTTAGTTTTTCCTCCCTCTCTTTTTCTTTCTTAAGTTGTCTATTAGTCCAGATACCAACTGCTATGATACTGAGATATGCAAGTGTGTCATCTAGCATAACAAGAAAGAAAATTGTAGATCCACCAAATCTGATCCACTCAGGAAATGGTTTTATGAGTCTGCCACCCCATTTACGGAATGTACCCTCAAATTTGAAGTAGAGGATAATAAGTGCTGTAATCACGAATTCTGAATATGGTACTACAAAGTAACATGACAGAAATATGAAAAGTGGCCAATAATGCCTTTCATCGACTTTTTTAACAAGGTCGAAATACTTTTTAAGTAACTTTTTAATCATAAAAACCTATTTGGTAAAAAATGCCCAGAATTTTTTTTTCGACTTTCTGGGGAACTAAAAGTCGATTTCCCATACAGTATAGCATAAAAAAAGAGGGTGTCAAACACCCTCTGAATTAATCTAGATATATGCGACCTAGAATGTGTACTTAGCACCAACTTTAACACCGTATGCATTGTCAGCAGTCTCGTCTGTAAGAAGAGATACTTCACCGTATGCACCGATTGAATCAGTTAGATCTAAAGAACCACCAACGTAACCAATGAAGTCTGTTGAAGACTCACCGTTATCTGGAGATGTTACTACAGGACCACCTGATACGTACCATGACTCACCTTCGTATCCAATTTGGAACTCAGTTGAAAGTCCAGTATAGTCGTCACCTGTGTAAGATGATACTGTTTCCACATTCACGTAAGGACCAGCAAATGCTGCACCAGCTAATAGGAATGGAGATGCTGCCACTGCAGCGATTGTTGATTTAATAGACATGTTTGTTTTTTAGTCTCTCGCAAGAAAAAATCCTGCGGATGATACCACTCCCGACATGGAGTGATGTTTCTACGCAGGGTTACGATCTTTCGAGTCCTTTGTAATGGTATTTAGTGTAGCACGCTACATTTATTCTGTCAAGACCCCATTTGCTAGGGTTTGAACACTTTGCCAATCTTTCTCAAAGAGTTCTAAACCTTTATCTGTAAGAACATGTTTATACATCTTATGGAAAATGGCAGGAGGTATGGTGCAGATGTGTGCACCCGCAGCAAACGATCTACTTACATCTTTTACGCTTCGTATAGATGCAGATAGTATCTCTGTCTCGTGAACAAATTGCTTTTCGTATATGTCTGAGATTTCTTTGATCAATGCAAGACCATCGAAAGAATTGTCATCAACTCTTCCTACAAATGGAGAAACATATGTTGCTCCTGCTTTTGATGCTAGTATTGCTTGTGCTGCTGAGAATATGAGAGTGACATTTACTCTGATGTTTTGATTTGCCATCTCTCTACATGCTTTAAGTCCCTCTGGAGTGCAGGGGACTTTGATTGTTACACAATCACCAAAGAGACCTATAAGTCTACTTGCCTCCTCTAACATCGCCTGAGAGGTGTCTGCAACGACCTCCATGCTGATGTCTTTGATGCCTAGGTGTTTCAGTTCATAATAAACTTTATCTGGTATCTCGCCACTCTTCATCATTAGAGTAGGGTTTGTTGTCAGTCCATCAATAAGTCCAGTGGAGTATGCTTCTTCAATAGTAGCAACGTCCGCTGTATCAAGAAATAATTTCATAAGTTAGTCGTCATATACTAGACATTCTGGTTCGTCAGGGTGCATCTCACAAAATAGTTCGAGTGCGTTTGGATCGTGATGATCCTCTGGGTGATGATCGTGATATACTTCTAGTTCGTGTAACTCTTCTTTATAGTGTCTGCGAGCAGCAGGACTAGTAGTTGGATCGTCAAGGATTGCATGATCCTTTTCAATATGTTCTTCGATTGTTTTCATCTTTATTATCCTATACTATACAAGTATTTATGTCAAGACTGGTTCAAACTACCGTGTTGTCTTCTGATCTCACGTAGTTCTTCAAAGTCTTTTTGCTTTGTACCTCCATCATAAGACCATGCATAACCTTCGTCAATCATTTGTTCGTTGATGCTAACTTTTTCATCACCAATATATAACCAACCAAGCAAACGACCATACTTACCACCCCCGCCTTTAAGTTCAGTTCGTATAATGAGTTCATCATCTCCATTTATTGTGTCCTCTAATTGTTTTTTCAACCAGTTGGTCGCGTCGATTCCGAGTGCTTTCTCTTCAAGATTTCTTGTTCTTTTCTCTGGAGTGTCAACTCCTGCAACGCGGACTCTTTCTTTTTTGTATAACTCGAATCCGAGGTCGATTGTAACATCAATTGTGTCTCCGTCAACTACTCTGTTTATCTCCGTCACTCGGAAGTTGTAACAACTCTTCCGACTCGGTGGTATCATTGCTGCCATCGTAATACTCTAATATTGCACTATATATGTCTTCATCAAGTGTCTCTAATTTTTTTTGTTGTCTTTCGTATTGCACGTTTCTCCTTGCGAACTCTATAAGGGTGTTGTAGTCCTGCATGAGGTCATTTGCTTGAGCAGGAGGTGTCACAGGTGCGGGAGCACACATTGTCAATGTGAATAGTAATGGTATGTATTTAATCATTAGGAAAGAAGTGATCCCATCGTAATATGTAGTATATCACAACTGATATACAAACCACAAGTATTCCTACCATCCAAACAACACCCCAGACTACCATTAGTGAGTTTCTTCTATTGCTTCTTTGACAATCTGTTTAAGTTCTCTTTTTTGTCTCTTACTAAAAGAGTCTGTCCCAAACTTTTTGTCTATCCATTTCTTACCATACCAGAATGCAAATAGACAACCGAGTAAAGGAATACCTTCACTCCACGGTAAATCCCATGCCCACTTAAAAAATTCCCACATTAGTCTCGTTGCCTCCAATCATCTGATCTTTTGTTTTTAAACCAGTCTGCTATGTCATCTGCTCCGCTGAAACCCTTTTTATGTTTCCTTGGATCCGAGTCTCCTATATCCAAGTACTTAAGAAAAGTTGAGTCGGGATCCGTTGATAATCTCCTTGCTGAACTTAGCATACCTCTCGCTGATGTGTTACGTTTAGAAAGTTTTTCTGCCCAAATCATATCATCTAATGATACTTCTGTTCCTGCTGCAATTGATTTGCAAATACCTTCTAACCGAAGGCGATAAGCGGTAGATAACATATTTTAATGAATAGTATTAGTATGATTTATACACTATAGATTTAGTTTATAAAACGTGTCAGCATACCATCATCATTGCATGTTGTGACTCCTTAGCATGGTTCAATTCATCTTGTGCAATCTCTGCAATCTTAGTATCTTCTGGATGCCATGCACTATACTTTGTATAAGTTTCAAATGCATGTTTCTCAATTTTCATATTGATATCGTAGGCATTAGTAGGGTCGGCAAGATAGTACCCCACCATGATCCAATAGTATACCAAAACAAGATGTTTTGCAACAAATCTGTCGATCCAATATTGATCTCCTCCTCGCTTCTCCATCTCCTCCAAGTGCTCTGTTTCATTTAATGCCTGATAGAAATGTTCTTTCATAAGATAGATGTGATCCTCACCACGTAGTCCTAACGACTCACGAAAATGTAGAACACTAATGAACGAGAAGTATGGTGCTCTAGCAATAACTTCTAGAACCCAAAACCTCTGGAAGTCTCTACCTCTGTAGAGAAAGTCAAGGATATAGATTGTAGTATCCAAGACCCATGTATTAAATTTTTTCATTTAATTTCTTTAATTGTATCCAAAGAAAAAGGATGTTCGTGTAGATACGGAACATCCTCTCTTGCGTGTTTTACTGCTTCAAATGCATCTTCTGCATATTCACCGATTTCGTAATGTTTATTTTGTTGGTCGTGCCAACCTAGTGTGTAATGGTGCATGATCCTTTTCAATTCCGTTACATATTATATAGCATAGCATACTAGGTATAATTACGCATAAATGTGTGGAAAACCTCACGTGAAAAAAATTACCAAAATTTTTTTTCCGACTTTCTGGTAATCAGATAGGGCAATCTAGTACCTGATCTGCATATAGTCTTACTTTATCCATGACCTTAGTAATTTTTTCCCAAGCTTCCTCATCATACTCACAGAGTCCTCGGTAGTCATCGAGTCCATCCATAATGATTTCTATATCGTTGCAGTTGAATCTCATTTTCTTATTATGATAGCGTCTCCATCATCATCTTCATCTTCCTCTGGAGGTTGACGAAATACTAGGAGTTGATCTCCAGTTCTTACCTCTTTCATTTCTGGATGAACAGGTCTAGTCGTTGGTTGATTAACCTCTCTCAAGGTTGTCTTCATCATAGCATACATGAAAGCAAAAGTCATGCCTACTACTACTGCAAAGCATAACAGATACAACAGTACTGTTGCGTCATTCATTTTGGAAAGAGTCTTTGTATTGGGACTTGTCTTATCTTATCTATAACATCAACCTCTACCTTTTCTACGATCTTATCTAAAAGGTCGATGTCAATGCCCATGAATGGTGGAATGATTCCTAATAGTCTTAGCAATCCATCTACAAACAATGCTAGTGCTGTGAACCCAAGTATCATACTGATTACAGTTGCATCACGATTGTGCTTTGCCATTGATGCTTCATCAATGCGTCTTGCTTCTGCTAGTGCTTCTGCTATTAAAGTATCAACTTCCTCTTTCGTATATGTACTACGATTGTTTGACATATTTTTAAAATCTTTTGAAAAATCAGAAACTGGAAACTCTCTGATTATTGTTTCTAACATCGTCATGCGTGTCTTTTAATAATGATTCTATCTTTCTTATAATCTGCTACAAATTCTAATACTGAGTCATGCTCCCACATCATCTCTTCGTAGAGTGCATTGAGTCGATCCATGTCTTCCCACAGATCATTGATGTGTTGTCTTTCTTCCATGCTGCTCCGATTTTTTTAATTATATCTTTGAATATTACTTATGTCAATAGACCACCTATCTTTTGGTGTTTTGTCATTGAATTGTAACACTACGAACGTATTTAGTATAAAAAAAGACCCTTTCGGGTCTTATTATTTAAAGTGCGTTACCTCTTGGTAACACTTCTTCTGGGAATACGAAGTTCTCATGCGGTTGATCTACAGATGACATCCATGCTCTCATACCCTCATTAAGAAGTATATTCTTAGTGTAGAAAGTCTCGAACTCTGGGTCTTCTGCTGCTCTTATCTCTTGAGATACAAAGTCGTATGCTCTAAGGTTAAGTGCAAGACCTACGATACCGATTGATGATGTCCACATACCCATGACAGGTACGAACAACATTAAGAAGTGTAAGAATCTTTTGTTAGAAAAAGCAATACCAAATATCTGTGACCAGAATCTGTTTGCTGTAATCATACTGTAAGTTTCTTCTTCCTGTGTAGGATCGAATGCACGGAAGGTTGTAGATTGAATCTTACCCTCTGTGTATTGTGATGTGTCTTCATACAAAGTATTCTGTACTGTTGCACCATGAATAGCACAAAGTAATGCTCCACCAAGTATACCTGCTACACCCATCATGTGAAATGGATTAAGTGTTATATTATGGAAACCTTGAATGAATAAGATATATCTAAAGATTGCTGCAACACCAAATGATGGTGCGAAGAACCAACTGTGCTGACCTAAAGGATAGATCAGAAAGATGCTTGTGAAGACTGCGATAACAGCAGAGAATGCAAGAGCATTGTAAGGACGAATCCCAACAAGACCTGCAATCTCAAACTGACGGAGCATGAAACCTATAAGTCCGAAGACTCCATGTAATGCTACAAAGTTCCATAGTCCTCCGAGTTGTAACCAACGAACGAATGAACCTTGTGCTTCAGGCCCCCAAAGGAACATGAGACTATGACCCATAGCATCTCCGGGTGTGGAAACTGCTGCGGTCAAAAAGTTACATCCCTCAAGATATGAAGATGCAACTCCATGTGTATACCATGATGTCACGAATGTAGTTCCTAAGAACCAACCTCCGATTGAAAGGTAAGCACATGGTAAAAGAAGTAGTCCAGACCATCCGATGAATACGAAACGGTCTCTCTTTAACCAATCATCAAGTACATCGAACCAGCCCCTTGTGGGTGCCTTAAGGTAGATGCTACCATTATTTTCTCCTATGAAAAAGGGGTCACGGAGACCCCTTGATTTATATTTGATTAACTAATTAACCAATTGAAGGTGCTGTTAAAGCAACTGTTGTAGACTCAGCAGAAGCGAGGTCTAATGGGAAGTTGTGTGCATTTCTTTCATGCATTACTTCCATTCCTAAGTTAGCTCTGTTAAGAACGTCTCCCCATGTTGGAACAATCTTACCGTTAGCATCTACAACTGATTGGTTGAAGTTGAAACCGTTAAGGTTGAAAGCCATTGTACAGATACCCATAGAGGTTAACCATACACATACAACTGGGAACACTGCTAAGAAGAAGTGTAATGATCTAGAGTTGTTGAATGAAGCATACTGGAAGATAAGACGACCAAAGTAACCGTGTGCTGCTACTATGTTATATGTTTCTTCTTCTTGTCCGAACTTATAGCCGTAGTTTTGACTCTCTGTTTCTGTAGTTTCTCTGATTAGAGATGATGTAACTAAAGAACCGTGCATTGCACTGAAGAGACTACCACCGAACATTCCTGCTACTCCTGCCATGTGGAAAGGATGCATTAGAATGTTGTGTTCTGCTTGGAACACGAACATGAAGTTGAACGTACCTGATATACCTAAAGGCATTCCATCAGAGAATGAACCCTGACCGAAAGGATACACTAAGAATACAGCAAATGCTGCAGATACTGGTGCTGAATAAGCAACACAGATCCAAGGTCTCATTCCTAATCTATATGATAGTTCCCACTGTCTGCCCATGTAAGCAGAAATTCCAATTAGGAAGTGGAAGATAACCAATTGATAAGGACCACCGTTATACAACCATTCATCAACAGTTGCTGCTTCCCATATAGGGTAGAAGTGTAGACCTATAGCGTTTGATGATGGAACAACTGCACCAGAGATGATGTTGTTACCATATAAGAAAGAACCCGCTACTGGTTCTCTAATTCCGTCGATATCGACTGGAGGTGCTGCGATGAAAGCAACGATGAAACATGCAGCTGCTGTGAGCAAGCATGGAATCATGAGTACTCCGAACCAACCAACATAGATTCTGTTGTTTGTTGAAGTTACCCACTCACAGAACTCTGGCCAACCTGCTAGAAGACCACTCTGTCTGCGTGTAATGTTTGAAGTTGTCATTAGTAAGACGTTTTTAAGTAGGGCATCCAAGGTTTGATGCGAAACTTATTTCCGAAAATCCTTCACTTTCGGATATGAGAGACTAATGCTTATACTGCTCACAGGTCTCGGTTAAAGCAGTTTGCGTTGGAGGGCGATCCTTTCGAGTCCATTGCTAGGTGTTGAAAACACCACTTTCTTTATTTATTATAACAAAACTTTACATATATGTCAACCCTATTGCCAATATTCGTCTAGAATATCAAATGTTTTATTCAGATATTCATTCGCTCCATTACATTCCCATTCACCCTTTTCTCCAATCTCACATTTATAATGTAATTCTCTTTTTAGCTGCATAAGTTTATTGGTCATTGCAACCTTGTCTAATCTTCCGTTCATAGTTCTACTC